AATCCCACAGCAAACATTTATGTTACTTTGCGAAGTACAGCAAATTTAATTATGAATTTGTCATCAAATCTCTCTTTATCTAATATTGCTCAAACGGCATATCGTTTTTCAATAGAACTGGATAAATTCAAATCACACACTGATAATATTTCTGGTGTTATTGATATAACTACTGCTTCAGTTAGTAGTGCTGATATACCGTTATATGAAACTGCTATAGGTTTGGGGGAGACACTAGTCCCACTTCTTTATTCTACCGACAACGTAGCAAATACGGTTGGAGCATTGGGTAGTTTTACTAGTTTATATGTCAATGATAAATTATCTGCGAATGCATCTATACTTGCTGCTGATTATGCCTCATTGAATGCATCAATAGTATTTACTGGACTTCCAACAACACAATCGTCTAATTTGGGTGGAGTTGCAATTGAAGCAATCAACTCTCACATTGCTCTGGCAAATACAATGATTGCTACTCGTAGAGCACATGATTGGAATTTCTTCAAACAAGCATTGGCAATTTCTAGGGATATGGGAACGGTTTCGCAATTTAATAGTATGGGAAAAATGAAATCACATCTCATACGAAACAAAATAGGGACGGATGCATTGATAGCAAATGTGTCAGCACCCATATACCATGATTCAAATACAGGAGTTTTCCTCACATAAATGGATAAATAGCATATGGCTACAATTACAACAGATGTAGTACGAGATTTTAAGGATTTGGACTTATCGTTCATCGTCCATCCTGTCAAAAAGGATATTAATAAACATGTCGGTGTCAAGGCAGTTATTAATTCGATAAAAAATCTAGTGCTCACCAATCACTACGAAAAACCATTCCAACCAGAAATAGGTTCGAATGTTCGTAAACTATTGTTTGAACATCTTGATCCTATAACGGCAATCGCTCTACAGAGAGAAATATATCAAGTCATAAAAAATTATGAACCGAGAGCTATTTCTAATTCCGAAGAAGATATTCAAGTCATTGTCAAACCCGACTATGATAAAAATGCTTTTTCAGTGGAAGTATATTTTAAAGTTATTAATCAATCACTACCAATTACAATCACTTTTTTCCTTGAACGGAATCGATAAATGGCTGCTCGTTTACAAATTACAGACCTTGATTTTGATACAATCAAAACTAACTTAAAAAATTATTTAAAACAACAATCAGAGTTTACAGACTATGACTTCGAAGGTGCTGGTCTAAATGTTCTATTAGATATTCTGGCATATAACACACACTATAACGCATACTATTTAAACATGGTTGCGAATGAATCCTTTTTGGACACAGCAATCACTCGTGCTGCTGTAGTGTCACATGCCAAGACACTCAATTATGTTCCCTATTCAATTACTGCTCCAAAAGCAACAATAAACGTATCTGTTGAAACTGCGACATCCGTTGATGGGACTGCAACTATCCCACGTGGTTTTGCCTTTTATTCCGAAGCAATTGATAATCGTTCATATAATTTCGTAACTATTGAAGACGTAACTGTTTCTAAAACAGGAACACAATATGTTTTTGAAAATATTGATATCTATGAAGGTCAGTATGCAACGTTCAGTCAAGTTTATGATTCAGCATCAAATCCAAAATCTGTGTTTGTGATACCAAACCAAAATGTTGATACCAGAACACTTAAAGTTACTGTTAATCCTAATGTAGCAAATACAACGAGTTTTACTTATAGTAAAGTAACAGACATCCTTGATGTAACGGCATCGTCACTAGTTTATTTTTTAAATGAAGGACTTGATGGAAAATACCAAATTAGTTTTGGTGACGGCGTAATAGGAGAAGCATTACTGGATGGTTCAGTTATAACTGTTAATTATTTGATTACTTCTGGCACAGCCGCAAATAAAGCAAATTCATTTATAAGTTCAGCATTTATAGGTGGTTATTCCAACATAATTACATCTTTAGTATCAACTGCTTCTGGTGGTTCTTTTCGAGAAGATTTAGACTCAATTAAGTTTTCTACCGCATCACAATTTGCTACACAGAATAGATTGGTAACATTTAAAGATTATGAAACATATATTTTACAAAACTATACTTCTTTAGATTCCATTTCTGTTTGGGGTGGGGAGGATGAAGAAAAACCAGTTTATGGTAAAGTGTTTATTTCTTTAAAACCAAAAGCAAATTATTATATTTCAGAAGCAGAAAAACAAAGAATTATCGATGAGGTTATAAAACCCAAAGCAATTGTTACCACTGATGTAATTATTCGTGATCCTGAATACTTGTATATACTTTTGGAAAATACGGTTAGATATGACCCAAGAAAAACAACTTTGACTGAAGGACTTCTTAAAGAGAATATACGAACTGCAATTATAAATTATAACAATGTTTATTTGAATAAATTTTCCTCCAAGTTTGTGTTATCCAAACTTCAAAAAACTATTGATAACACGGAATTAAATTCGTTTTTTGGTTCACAATCAACTGTTCGTGTTCAAAAAAGATTACTTCCTTCTTTGATCTCCGAGAAACCATACACAGTTAATTTCAATGTTCCACTTTTTAGGGGAACTATTGGTAATAAATTAACTTCTACTTTTTTCACGACTTTGGAAAATGGTGTTGAAAGACAAGTTCAATTTGAAGAAGTTCCTCAATCGTTTTCGGGGATATCCTATGTTGAAGTTTTAAATCCAGGTATTGATTATACTTCCCCTCCAACTATAACTATTACAGGTGACGGTATTGGAGCAGAAGCGTATGCTGTATTAGTCAATGGAAAAATTTCTAAAATAGAGATATCCAATCGTGGTATTGATTATACACGTGCTATTATTACTATTTCTGGTGGTGGAGGATATGGTGCATCTGCCATTCCAGTGATTGACTCAAGAACAGGAACTTTACGAACAGTTTATTATAATCAATTCTCCGAAAGACAAATTGTTAATTCAAATGCGGGTACTATTGATTATAATCTCGGAACATTAAAAATTAATGATATTAGAATTCTATCCGTAGTTTCAACTGATGGATTTATTCGTTTTACTATAGAATCCGAGAATACGGTAATTAAAACCAATAGAAATACTATTGTAACAATTGATGATACTGACCCAACTGCTATTTCAACTGTATTAATTGTTGAACAATAATGAGCGATCTAAAAACTTCGGTTCTTATAAATCGACAAATTCCTGAGTATATTAGGGAAGAGTATCCTACGTTTATTGCATTTGTTGAAGCATACTATGAGTTTCTTGAAAATAAACAAGGAACAAATAATAATGATTTGACTAGTAAAGCAAAAGATTTAAGAACTAATTTTGATGTTGATGCATCAATTAATCAGTTTGAGGATAACTTTTTTAACACCTATGCCAATCTATTGCCACGTGATGTAAGGGTAGATAAAGCAACTTTAATTAAAAATGTGTTACCCCTTTATCTATCTAAAGGTTCGGAAAAATCATTCAAGTTTTTATTCAGAATGTTATTCAATGAGGAACTGGATATCATCTATCCAAAGAATAATGTTCTTCGTGCTTCTGCTGGTAATTGGGTGGTAGATAATAAACTTCGTGTTAATCAGGATATATCAACTGTTTACACATGTGACGGGACAGTCAAAACTTTTATTCTAGCACAATACTCTACTATTAATGATATTACAGTTTATGTGAATGGTGTAGTTCAATCGTCAGGATTTTTACTACGCAAAGAATATCGTAAGATTATATTTAACACTCCACCCGCAAGTGGGTCAGTTGTCAAGATTGTTTATCAGGCATTCAATATTGATCTGCTAAACAATAGAAAAATAACTGGAGCATCTTCGGGTGCTACTGCTATTGTAGAAAGAGCATCACGAAGAATTATCACTGACCAATTGAACTTGGGTCTTCCTATTGAATTAGTTATTAGCACAAAAACTTTATCTGGTAATTTTCAAAATGGTGAAGTTGTAAATACAGACATTATAGATTCAAATGGTGTTTTAATTTCTGTTCAAGCCACTACATTTTCTATTATTAGAAGAGTCAATATAATAAATGGTGGTAACAGTTATAATGTTGGTGACGTTGTGGTCGTTAGTGGTGGTGGTTCAACCATTGATGCTACTGCTATTATTGATGATGTCTTTGAAGGTTATATTGATAACATCAATGTGAACAGTGGAGGTGCGGTATTTACGGATGCATCAGGTATTAATGTGTCGGGTAATGCATCTGCTTTTCTAAGTATTGTGGTTGATGGCATTGATGTATCTGGTGCTAATGCTGGTAATGTCTATGGTGTGTCAACAGATACAATTTCTGATTTTCCTGGATTAAATATTTTAGATACCAATTATG